CGAACCTGCCACTGACGGCTTGGCGGGTCGAGGGAGACAAGTGTTACGTGGTCACCAACGTAACGAAACAGGTGTCGGTCCCGTCATTCCTCACCCTCGAGCAGGTACCGCTCGAGGACCGGGGGATTTCTGACTGGCTCCTGCCGAACGCTCCAGTATACGAACATCTCGAACCATCCAGCGCGGAAATCTTGGCGCGCATGGAACGGGAACACCCCGACGTCGAACAGCGAGGCCTCTACCTCCTGCGCTACCTTTATAGCGCCGGACGCTCGCTATCCGTCGAGGTATGGACGTATGTATCCACCATAGGCCTTGAGGCCGACCTGACTATGCTAACTATCTCGCGTTCCTATGAACACCTTCGCGAGGTGACCTGCCCGGACAATACCGTGCTGATCTTGTCGGCACTAGTCCATCTTCGGTTCGGCCTTCCCTTCGTAATCGTGTGCATCGTAGCGATGACCATTGTCCCGGTCCATTACCGGCACAAGATCACTGCGGCGCGCGTCTCCCCGAATGTCTCGGTCATTGCGAGCATTCCGTGGGTCAAGTACGAAGGCTGGCTCAGCTTGTTCCTGAGCTGGGGTGAATACAAACCACTGTCGGTGTTGCGCCCGACGGTGATTGCTTCCGCTGACACTAAGACCTACAACTTGTTACATGTAGGTGAGGGCGACAATGCCCGTGTTAGCGTAGCGCTGGAGCTCTCGTTCCGCTCGATCACCGGCCCACGTGCGATCGAGGACACAACGAGAAACCTGAGTCTAGCCACGAAGAGCTGGGCGTCTGGCGGGGGCATTTCCATAGCCCTCAAGGGCATTGGTATCGAGGTCAGCGCTGCTGACTCTATCATGCTCAGCCACGCGTTCAACGCTCACGTCGACCTGCAGCGAGTCCCGGACCACACTGACTTTGTCATTCCAGTGTTTGGACCCGCCACGGGCGATGCGTTGCCAGATATTACGCACAATCCGACGTTGCCTCATGAGGCACTCGTCGGAGGGTGGCTCAAACCGACTGGATTGAGGGTGTTTATGCACCCGCTCTCCCAGGGTGCTACATTCGCGATGAACAAGTCCGCGGATAACACCAGACAGACCGTGGCGACGAGAGTCGTCGCGCCCCGCCGGCACGCCCCAGCGACACCGCTCCAACGTACTCTCGCGAGGGAGTTCATAGAGCTGTTTATCGCAGACGTCGGCGCTGAGAAAATCACACTTATTGACGAACAGGAGTACGTGGACAACCTAAAGCGGCGCAACCAATTTGCCGCATATGAGGAGTCCAAGGACGCGTACGACAAGATGTTCACCAGCGACCGCGTTAACGCGTTCCAAAAGTGTGAGGTTGCGGCCAAGCCGGGCAAGGCCCCGCGCAACATCACTGTCTTCGGACCGCACCACCAGATCCTGGGTGGGCGGATTATCCAGGCGTTTACCAAACTCATGAAGCGTACTCGCTGGTACGCTTTTGGCAAAACGCCAGCCGACCTAGCGCAAGCGGTAGCCGACCTGGCCGCCTCTGCCGAGTTCCTTATTGACCAAGATTTCAGCAACTACGACGGTAGCGTGACTGAGTTCCTTAACGAGGTCTTTGACGATGCAATGGCTGCCGTGTTCACGCCCGAGGATTTAGTCCTCGTCAAGGCCTGGAACGACACATGCACCGGGAATCGTATCCGCAGCAGCAATGGTGTTGCATACGATCAGGAACACGGGCGCGGTTCGGGTGAGGCCGGAACGAGTTGCAAGAACAGTTTCGTTACTGCTTTTGTCAGCTACGTGGCCCTCCGAACAGAGCCTGGCAAGCTCAGAACCCCAGACGAGGCGTATGCCGCCCTTGGCATATACGGCGGAGATGATGGTGTGTCCAGCGGCTTGTCCGCCGACCACGCGATGCACACCTTCGCCGCTCTGGGGCTCACGGCCAAGATTCACC